CAGCAATATTAGGTGCATCAACTCATGAAGCAGTAACACTTGTAAGCGATGGCACTAACTGGATAATTATGCAAAGAAGCGAAAATTAATCATTAAAAACATAAACATGAAACAACTCCTTTTCCTCTTCCTTTTCCCTTGCCTTGCATGGGCGCAGTATCCAAGCAATGGCAACCAAAAAATAACGCTTGGTGAACAGACGACTGCCGATGGGCTTATTTGGCGAGGCGTGGCTTCCGATACCACTTTGACGGCAAAGAGCGACACGGCTGCATACTTTGTGCTTGATACGGTAAATATAAATCTTTACACTTACAAGGCTTCAGCAACGGGGCGAAAGTGGAGGCAAGTTGAAACTGATTCGGCATCGATTGCCTATGTTAACACTTATGGGTTACAAACGGTAAATGGGGTAAAGACATTTACAGACACTATTATAGTAAATAAAGGTATAAGGTTTCCAGCAACACAGTCAGCGTCAACAAATGTAAACACATTAGATGATTACGAGGAAGGAACATGGTCAACTACCTTTGGTGCACAAGGAAATTTAACAGGCACTCCTTCTTTATCATCTGCTATTTATAGAAAAATTGGTCAAATAGTTTATATAGAAGGAAGAATAGGCGGATTAACAATAAATACAAGTAATACAAATACTTATATTGTTTTTTCTGTACCCATACCTATGAATAATAATAGTACAAGTCAAATAGGTAATGTTTATACGTATAGGGGGTCAACAGACATAACAGGTGTTATAACAGATAATACAAGTGGCGACAATACAACAGTTGCCATAATAATTCCAAACGCTTTAGTAACTGCTGGAAGTTTATCTGATTTGTATTTTTCATTGACATATATTGCTAATAATTAACTTAAAATAAAAAAAAATGAGATATTTACTAATTTTTATTCCTTTTTTATCATTTGCTCAAACAAATTTGACAAAAAAAGAAATTATATCCAATTTTAACATTACTGAAGATAAATTCATTAATGTTAGAAAAACTATTCAAATTTTTAGCGACACAATTTTATTAGCTGAAAATTATGAAAGAACTATTTTATCTCCGAATGATAAAAGATTATATGATTATTTGCAAGGTTATGATGATTATATTAACCTTGCTATTGAGGCATGGAAAGATATTCCTGATTCAACTGGAATATTTCCATTAAATGAAGAAACTGATAGTGTTTACTATTTAGGAAATTGGCGATTAAATTTAAATAATATAGTTACAAATGGTAAGATTAAATTAAATGCAAAGGGTAAATATATATTTGACCCTAATTTAAATCAACCATTAATCGAAAATATTCCTTTAATTATCAAAACTAATTTAATTAAGATTAAAATAAATAATATAGATATTGTTTTGATAAAAAATGAAAATGGTAAATATGTTAGCAATAACAATAATGCAAGGCTAATAAAACTTGAATAATGAAAGCAGTTATTTACAACATTTTTAAACTTGGTTACGATGGCATTGCCTATTCAATTTGCTGCGGAGTGCTATTCTCGTTTTTCCTACCCATCAAACATTTTTTGATTTTTACAATCTTTGTAGTTTTTGCAGACACGGTCACGGGAATCATGGCGGCAAGGAAAAGGGGAGAGCCGATAACAAGCAAAGGGCTTTATCGCACATCGCAAAAGGTGGTAACCTATTTCTGCGGTATAATGATTTTTCACGGGGCAAGTATAACTTTTCAACTGCCATCGCAAATAACCTATTCTGTCAGCTTCATTATTGCAGCCACTGAATTGTTTAGTATTTCGGAAAATATAAAGTCCATTACTGGCACAAATATCGGTACAATTATTCTTAGATTTTTCAGACGTTAAAACAAAATAAAATGGAAACTAATTTCAAAGAAGTTTTAAAAAATGCAGATACAATTTCCAGTCCTTTAGGTTCAGTGAGTTGTTACGCTTTTAATTTTGCGGAACTTGCACAGGAGGTAAATGTACTTCTTACTGATGATGGAAAGAAGGTCAAATTTACATGGCGCGAATACGTAAAACTTGCTCAAATCATTTGGGACAAAATCAAGGAGACATCAAGAGAGTGTGCAGGCAAAGAAATTGAAGTAAAATTACCTGCAAAGCTATCATTGATAAGCGCAGCCTTTGCTCTTATTGGATTTAAATTATAGGCGCAGAGAATCGCTACCTTAGTGCCAAGGGGAGGTGTATTGATTTACATCTCCCTTTAAAATATAAAAATATGAAAGCAAATGAATTTGTAGTATGTGTAGATGCTGGGCATGGAGGTCTTAACAAAGGAATAGGGCCGGACAAATATGTGACCTATCCATCAAAGTGCTTCCAACACAAACATGGTAAATTCCATTCCTATGGTTGGTTTTTTGAGGGTGTGTTTAATCGCTCCCTTGCCAACTTCCTTGAACAGTTTCTCCTTGACTATGGCTTCCAGGTTAAAAAGGTTTATGAGCCTATAATTGACACATCACTAAACAAACGCTGTCAGCTCGTAAATAGCTATGCTAACTTAGGCAAGGCTACTGTACTTGTTTCTATTCACGGCAATGCCGCAGCTTCAACATCTGCCAGAGGATGGGAGGTATTTACATCACCAGGTGATACAAAGTCTGATCTCCTTGCTACCATGATTGGAGAAGAAGTAAAAGATGCTACACCAGGCTGGGTGCATCGGCATGATTACTCCGATGGTGACCTTGACAGAGAGGCAAGATTTCAGATGTTAACTGCTACAACAGTGCCAGCGGTGTTGACAGAGAATGGATTCTTTACAAATTACAACGATGCTGTGTTGATGATAGACAGAGAATGGCAGGAGGCAGTGGCGAAAGCTCACGCTAAAGGCATTCTTGAATATGCCATAAAGCAAGGTGTGGAGTGGTAACAAAAAAGCCGCAGGAAAAACACCTGCGGCTGAAATTACACTAAGTAAACACCACTCAACTTTTCAAGAGTTTCTTGAACATCGCAGCTGCTTTAGCTTTCACATCGTCTTTTTCGCTCGTATTATTTACTATCATAAATAAAATAGCTTGTAATCTTTCCGGATTCATATACTGATAAAACTTCCTACCTGCTCCATCATTGCCGGAGTAAAATTGCAGCAAAGCACTATTTGTGTTTACAACATTGTTTTTATTAATTGGTTTAGGATATTTATCTACCAATAATAAACCATGTTTTATTTCTTTGTCGTTTAATAATTTAGTTATCTGCATGACTTCCTATTTTTAAAAGTGTTAGTTTAGTTTCTTCCTGCCTTATCCTGGTGGCTAAGTAGTCAACATAAAAATAATTAATCTTTCGTCTCATCGTCTCCTCTATGTATGCCAGGGTCAACCGGTGCAGCTTCTTTTCTATAACCTTTATTTGCATCATTTTCGTAATAAGTTTTAGAAATTAACGCTATTTGAAAAGCGTCTATTTCATCTTGTGAAAGTTTTTTATTTCCATGCACCTCTAACTTCATTGCCTTTATAACGCTCATACAGTAATCAATAGTCCATTTGCTGCCTTTGTGCTGCGGTGAAATACCTTTTACTTTATGTCCATTCAATTCTAATAAGTCAATGATTGTTCTGGATGCACCTTGATTCATGCCGACGTTTCGGCTGATCTTGTTGCTTGCTTTTACATTTGCGTGTTTACGAAAGGTAATATTTTGGAGGGAAGAATCTTCTACAACTATTGCGCAATCTCTCTCCCATGTTAGGCTATCCATTATCCATGCAGCAAGATTCTTGTACCTACCAAAATATACCTTTTTATCATCAATCACGCACACTGCCAAGCCGTTTAGCCTCATGGCTGGATCTATGCCTACGAATTTCATCATAATTTATCTTTTTATTTAAGAAGTTACGTTTAACGTATTTACTTACAAATTTCAATAAATCATGATAGTCATAGTATTTTTTACCATGCTTCCATAATTCGAAAAAAGGATAATACTCTAAATTAAGTGTTCCAAAAGTCATGAACAAGCAATTATCAGATGTAGTATTGCTGTAACCATCCCACAAATCTATACCAGACAGCATATCATAGGTGATTGTATCAACAGTATAACTTCCATCTGCTACACTATAATAACTTCTTTCAAGCAATTTATCTCCTATCTTTCCAAAACTTACAGTATTATAGGCTAAAAAGTGATTATTTTGAGCATTTACAGTAGTTACTCCTAACACTAACATGATTGCCAATGATAACTGTACGCTGCGCACCGTTGTATTCATCTGTACTGGCTCTTTACCTTTACTTGGTACATTGCGCTTCCTTGGTGCTTTTATGCCAATGCCGTAGGCTTCTATGCCCTTTTCAATGAATTGTATCTCTAACACATAGCCAAAGCAGATAATAGTGCCAATAAAAAAGAACATGGCATAGAACTCTGCGCCAGTTGCTTGGCCTTGGATAGAAAAGAATAATTCCAACAATGCTACTACTGTGGCTATTGCTGCAACCTTCGGAGGATATACTGATCTATTACTGGATGGATTAAGAAAGTCAATAAAGACGATGGCAAATCTGCCAAACTGCAACATAAGAGAGGCAGGGATGGAAAGGAGTAAAGGAAGAGGAAGGAAATACACGTTAAGTGCTGCGGTGATGGCATAGGTTAAAATAATGCCAACAAAGATAATTTTAGGCATTGTAGATGTAATGTCATCAAATAGCCATTCAAAGTTTTGGTTGTTAAAATTCTTTTTCATTGTGTGATGTTTTAGTGATTTGTCATAATGACTTTACAAAAGTAATATAAAATAAATAACTTGTATATAAATATTAAAAATAATTATAAAAAAAGTGCGAAGGCAAATCTTCGCACTCTGAAACAACTTAAATTACCAAAAACGATTACTACTCCTTTTGCTTGTGTTTATTGTATCTCTCCCAGGCTGACATCACTGTGATCTCCTTTGTAGCTGTTTCGATGCGCAATTCCTTAAACCTATCCAGTGCTTCTTCAAGGTTCTTTGCGCTGACTGATACACTTTTGCCATCTTCGTATTTGATGACATACTTATTCATCTCTACTTCCATAGCAAGTCGTATATGTAGTAAATAATCCAAAGGCAAGTTAATACTCCGCCAAATGTCACAATAATTCTTGCACCATTTTTAACTAATTCTTTTTCTTCTTCTGTCATAGTTATTTATTTAAATACATTTTACTTGCTACTGGCTCACTTCCCTGGTTGCTATACTTCGCATCCTCTTTCTTGTCATAGCTTATTTTAGGCATCTCGCTTATTTCATGGTAAACTATTTGCGCAATCTTCATGCCTGGATAAATCTTAATCCTTTGCACTGCAATAAGCTCCAATGTCCAGTGTCCTCTAAAGCCAACATCTCCAAAGCCGGCACATACATGAATGAATAATCCTAAACGAGCAAGGCTTGACTTTCCCATCAAAACTGGCACATGGCGAAGTGTCTCCGTATATTCGACAGTTGAGGCAAGATAAACAATGCCAGGCTGCAAAATAATACCTTCCGGAGGAATAATAACTGGTACGCTAAGATTTTTTTTTCTTGTGTCCAATACACTTTCGGTGTAAAGTACCAAAGTATTTGACAAAGTAAGGTCAATACTATTAGTGCCAAGGTTCTCCGGTATAAAAGGCTCTACAACAATGTTTCCATTGTTAATTTCTGCGGTAATTGTGTGATCAGTTAAAATCATAAATCGTACTTTTTTCTGTTATCAAAATCTTGTTTAGTAAAATAATATTCAGTCAGCATTGCAGCATTAGCCTGTAAGTGTGCAGCGTGGAGTAATCCTGATTCTTCATCAATATCCTCTCCCAACCTTATCGCTTCCAGGTGCCTCATTGCACTGGCAATTACTTCTGTCCAAGGCATTCCCTTCTCCCAATTCCCTTCTGGATACTTGCCCAGTGCCTGTGTCCATACTTTGGCATATTCACGGTTGGCTAATGGAGGGATAAGGTCGTAGCGGAGTTTATCGGAGTTGTGGCGAAGGCCTCTTACTTCATCGTAATCTTTCATATATGAAATGCTTTTAAGGAGTGTTCAAAGCCATTAGTGCGCAATTTTAATTCACATAACATATCCATCGCTATTTGCATCGTTTCAAATTGTGTGTCTCTTGTAATTCTTAATTTCCAAAAGTTAATGTAAGCTAATAAAGATCCTGTCCAGATAAAAGTAGTTTCAAGATTTAACGGTAAAATAGTACGAGCTTGTTCCTTTGCAACACCAAGCTGCAACAGCTCATGGTAGGCAGTGGCGCAATAATTTATAACTGCATCTTGAATCATTAATGCTGCATCATTGTCGTATCTCTCTAAATGTCCTGCGCTGCCTTGCTTACTACTTTTGCTCTGTAATCTAAAATCATCTATCTTGTAATAGTTATCTTGAAAGTCAACATATCTACCAGATATACTATTTGCAGTTAAACCTACCTGGTGCTTAAACAACTGCCTTTCTACAAAGATAGGGCAGGTTATCCGGTATTGCAGCTGTGGATGGCGAAAGGGCGAAGTGTGATTGTGTTCTGCAAGGTATTTTATCAACTTTGCATTCTGATCAACAGAATAGTTACTGGCTTCTTTGCCGAAGGAAACACGGGCGGCCGTTGCTACCATGTCATCGTTTCCAAATATTTCTAAAAGTTCTACTTTCATTTTATTAGACATTTATTAGACATTTATTAGACATTTAAGAGAGATTTAAGAGAGATTAAAAAATACACCGTTCCATCCCTTTATCAACGCACGGTGCCAGCATTGCTCAACCTTCGGGTGGTAAGTGATGGTACAATACAGACTTTAGAAATATTACCACCATCTATTTCACTCTGGTTTAATGTCTGCCATTTGTAGGGCAACAAGGACAAGAATCGAACCTGTATCTATGCAGCCTTTCCTGTTCATTGCGTTACCGTTACGCTACCTTGCTAAATTTGCCGTCTTTCCGTGCTGTCACTCGTTAGATTGCGCTCTCTGGACTTTATGAGTTAAGCCCTGTTAACCTTAAGCGTTTAGGTCTGCCTGCATATTAACATAAACTTGTGGCAGATTTTCCTTTGCGTTTATGCCATGCTAAGTAACAAGGGTGGGATTTGAACCCACAATATCAGCCGCGGTCGCCGCTTTGCGCTACCCATCCGCTACCTTGTTAACATGCCTGTCTATTCCAGGCTGTCAATTCATCCTCTGACGCAGTTAAGTGTGAAAGAAATGCCTAACCAATAAAAACACTTCACTTAACTCCGAGGTCTGCAAATATCTTATGTAGCCATGTGTCCTACTAATATTCTCTCTTGCCTAAAGCTACTTAACAATGTCCTGTAATTATCAGAGGTTACTAAAAGTAACTTTTGCACCGCTCTACATTGTTCAAAGATGGCAGTGGCTTTTGGATACTTGCCTTTGACGTAGTAATCTGTCAAAGTAGAGGAGTGCTTTATTCTTTTATACTCCTCCTCTGGCATATCTCTGATGCAGCTCATCATCATCTGGGCAAAGATAGATTCATTCATTCCGCTAATAACTGTGTACCTTGAATAGTAGGCAGATAATTGCCGTAGGTATTCATCGCACTCATCCAACATCTCTGCCGATGGTGCAGTAGTTATCCAGGCATTTACTTCTTCGCAAAATGCAGATATTTCCAGCATCTTACTATTCCACTCCTTCATCTTTGACTAATATAAGTGTGACTGTTTTACTATGCTCCTCTGCTACTCCAGTGTTTATTTCTTCCTTCTTCATTGCCTCTATCTCATATTCCTTGTTTACAATGTTCTTGGAATAAGTATATGACTTTCTTTGATAAGTAGAGTAAGATACTAAAGCACCATGTACATCCATAGCCATTTTATTATCCTTTAGTAAATCACTTAAATCATTTTTAATTAATTCCTTTTTTCTCTCTAATTCCTTTAACTCTTTTGTAATTTCAGCATATTTAAACATTCTTTCACCTATTGCACTATTCTGGTATCTTTCGTATGCCTCGCTTATCTCTTTTGCTGCCTTCCTTATCCTTGCCTCTGC